GCTTCTTCTATCCACTCCCAGCTTTCTTTAGTAACACCATTTATTGTAATTAATTCTTTAGGGTTTTCTAACGCTCCTATTAGAAAATTTTGTTGATCAACACTTAAATTATTAAAAGCGGGTATCTCATGCTTTACAGCATATTCACCATATGTTTCTTCATCTTCAGGATTTATCGTATCTATGGCACGTCTATACTCAGGTTTAGAAACTCTAAATCTGTCTGCTTTTTCAACTTTTTTTCTTTTTATCTCTTCATTTTTAATACGTTCAGCTTCAGGAATAGATTCAATTAAACCTTGTCCTATTTGCCTTGCAATCTCTGCTGCTTGCTGTCGGGTTACAGGTGTATCTTGAGATGCTTCTAGTTCTTGAATTTTTGTATTAAATTCTGATATAAATTGATTGCGAGTATCATTTCTTTTAGCTTTTTCATTTGGGTCAGGAAAATTGAAAAGGTTCTCTTTCTCATACAAAGTGTCTAATGCATTCTCTAATTCTTTTTCCACATCTGTATCATTAATAAAACCTTGAAGTTTTTTTGAATCATTTAATAATTTGAACAAGCTTGCAAAAGCATCGGCATGTATTTCACCTGCGTCAAAAGATTTTTCAAGTCCGTCTCTAGTAATTTTTATCCAATTAGGGTCTTGCGCTCCTGTTAGAGATATACCGTCATTTATAATGTTTTGCCATTCTGCTGCTTTTACTTTTTGTGCAGGAGTTACATTATTTTGTTCTGATCTAAATGCGTTAATATAACCCTCTAATTCAGAAAGAGTACCACCAGCATTAATATACTCTTTACGCATAGGAACAGTTAATGCATCAAGTCCTTTACCATTTACACGTATTTCATCTATCAGATTAAGTTTTATGCGAACTTGAGTAGCATCATTAGCTTCTGCCGTTAACCTAGCGTTATCACTAATAATATCTTCTTGTAATCTTTCAATAGATTCTTTTGCTGCTAATATCTCACGTTCGTGTTTTGGAGATAATTCTTTATACTCAGCAAATTGTAAAAGCGCAGGATTCATTTCAGCTACAGATTTATCAATAATAGCTTGCACAACTTTATCATTTAAACCTGTGCCTTTTTCTCCTCTAAAACCTGTTTGATAGGCGGTTTCAACTTCTTCTTTTATAGATGCAAACGCTTTGTCAAAAGTTGTTGCTCCTTCTATAAAGGATGTTATAGCATCGTCTACATTACTAATAGCTAATGCTTCTCTGTTATTATAAGCACGGCTGTAACTACTAGCAGAATGTGCAGAAATTAACTGGGATTCATAGCCACGCATTTGATCTGTAAAGCCACCTATAACATATTTATCTGACCCCACTTGTTCAAACAATTCAGATTTAGACTGATTTAACCAACCAATAAACATATCAGGATTGTTATCAAATTCACCTGAATTAAGTTTCTCTTGGTATTCTCTGTTCTTTTCTATTTGCCATTTTTGAAAGATTTGTTTTCCTGCCGCATTTTTGTAGCCTACTGTCCATGCCCAGCTTTGATCAGGATGCATTTCACCTGTAGATAATTTTATAGGGTCATTTGTTAATGAGTCTTTTGCAAATTGAATTTCTGCTGCTTGTGCATCTGCATCTCTTTGTCTTTCAATATCTGCATCAACAATACCTTGTATAGCAGGATTAATAGCTTTTAAAGAATTTACTAATTGACCTAAATTAGTTTTATTAGGGTCAACTTGGTAGTAAGGATCTATTGCTCTTGCAGAAGGTGAACTTACATTACGTAGTCCTTGTAATGAATTAATTTGTACTCTTTGTTCAGCCATTAATAATCTCCTAATCTATAAGGATTACCCGTTGTTTTTCTTGATGTTGTTGTTGTAGACGGAGAAGTAAATACACTAAAAGGATTCCAATCTGGATTCTGCTTTTTCATTCCAGAATAACCTGCTGTACCAATTTCTAATGCTGTACCAAACATACTTGGAAGTGGGTTTTCTTCATATCTTGCCGATCTTTGTGTTTGCAAAGCGTTTAATTCATCAAGTGTCATGTTGTAACGATTATCTAAAGTTTTAAGGTTTCTGCTAGTAATAACCCCTTGTTCAAAAGACACATCGTTAAGCAAGTTGTTAACTGAAATTCCTGTTACACCTGCTTGTCCTGCTGACGTTGAAGCTGTTGCTTTTTGTGCCATAGCTTCTCTATATGTATCCATATTAGCTTGAGCTGTAGCTTGACGTTCTTCTTCTAGCCTTCGTAATGTTTGTTCTCTTTGTACAGCATATGAAGCATCTGCTGCTCGTCTTTGTGCTTTTGCCTGTTGCTGTTGCTGTTGATAGCTTACTAAACTGCTACCAATAGTTAACGCTGTTGCTATATCACACATCATTTATTTCCTTTATAAAAAGATAAAAAGGTTCTTTATCTCTACCAAATTCAACTTGTTTAGTTACATCAAATCCACACCATTGAAGCCAGCGCATAGCAACTGCATTTTGAGTGTGAATATAATTATATAAGACAGGGTAGGGCTTCTGCATTTCAGCAACCCATTTCCTACAATTTTTTAAAAACTCTCTAGAATGGTCTACAAGGGGTTCACTGGCTAATAGCCAAGGAACACCATAGCCCGTTTTGAAAGGACAATCGCATACTCCAAACATTCCTAATATTAAACCATCGTTTCTTACTATAGACTTATGTACAGGGGTTTTAATTTTAAAATGAGAAAGCAATGCTTCAAGAGGTTTATTACCGCTCATAGCGTGTATTTCTAATTTATCAATATCACGTAATCTAGGAGCAAGTGCGATTGCATCCTCTTCTACTGCATCCCTGACAAAACCACCACTCATATTAAACCCTTCGAGAACGTAAAGTATAAAACCCTTCCCATTCGGCGTTTTGAAAAGCGCACGGTAAATGACTATCTGAAATAACTTTGATTGTTACTTGATCATTTTTAGCTTGAACAGGAATTCTATAAGTACCATCGTCTAATCTCACCGCATCTAATACACTTGCACCTTCATTTAAAAACAAACCATTAAATTCATATTCATAGGTGTTTCTAAATTCAGGAGTAACTTGTATTTTAAAAAATGTTGTATCTTCATATGTTAGTGTAAATGTTCTTAACTGTAGTCTCCCTGAAGTAACCGCAGCTTTTTCTTCACGTATATATTGATTTGAAAACGTATATTCTAATGTATAAGGAATACCTACTATAACCGCAGACGCACTATAATCACCCACAGCTTCTACTGTAGAAGTAGTTGGGCGTGTTACGTTAAGGTCAATTCCCTTTTGTGAAGCCCATGCTCCACTTTTTACAGCTTTCATTGTACCATCATAAACATAAGGTAATGTCCATGTAGTCTTTCCTGTACCTGCGTTATATGTTCCTGATAAAGACGTTTTTCTATCTAAACGAATATTGTATGTCAATGAAGTATCTTCTGTTGTTTGCAAAGCTATTTTGTCTATAAACACACCGTCTGATCTAGATACAACCATAAATAAATCATTTTCTAATACTGATATATCTAAAATAGTATCCGCAGAATTGAATTCCCAATATGACCAACTTGATTGTACTTTACTTGCTCTACTTACAGTAGTATCACCTGCACTCCAGTGCCATTTATAAACATAAAGTCTGTTTGCATAATCAGTAGATAAAGCAAATAGAATATCTTCATTAGAGGATGCAGAAAGTTTAGTTATATTTTTAGGTATAAACCTTGGTACATGCCCACTAGTTTCTGTAGCATCTTTTGTTATAGCATCTGTATCTACAAAATATTCATAGATTGCACTGTAATTTCCACGTTCACCTGCGAAGTACAAACGAGGCCCAGCGGCAACGGGATGAACATTACTTTTATTTTCAAACTCAGTAGTAGATGTTATAGATATTGTTTTTGGAGTAAGTAAACCTTTTGTATCAACAGTAAACTGTGTATGATCACTAAACAATACTAATGACTCATTGAAAGGATTAGCACTATTAAGAACACTAACTTTGTTATGTGAAACTGCTACATCTATTGGCTCATCATCTAGTACGTCTGTTACTGTTGTTGCAAAGAAATTAAAAAATTGAGACGCTTGACTAAACACTACATTTTCTTCAGATAGAAAACCCAATCTATTTTTATAAAAGAATACATCATTAATTTCTTGCCCTACAAAACTAGGATTAGGAATAGAATCTAAATCGCCTACAACTCTATCAGTATAAGACTGTTGGTTTAAAGAAAATGATCCTGCTGTTAACACTAATGCATGAGGCATAGTAGAATCATTAAGAGAAAACTGAACTCCAGGTGCGATAGTTTCTTCAAAAACACCATCAGTAGTATTAGCTTTTACGTAATAATCATCAAAAGCATTTGTATCATCACCTTGTACTTTATATATATGTCCTACTGTAGTACTTGAAGGTAAATCTGAAAACTGTTGAACTGTATCTTGAATTGATCCACTTGAGGTTGCTGCATCCATAGCTACAGTTTTTGTTTTATTAACAACAAAAGTATAATCAGCAACTGTTAAAAATTTTAAATCTTCTCTTGGGTTGGTACAGTTTAAATAAGAAGTTCCTACTGGAGTACTTACAGTAGCTGATGCACCTGTTAAATCAAATGCATAGATATTTGAAGTTGAGCCATCGGACGTAATGATTATTATATATCTGTTAGACGAGTCTCTATCAACTAAATGAATTGCTGCGTTTGATAAACTGCTACTTAAAACTTTTGCAATATGTTCAGATGGTGGGCGTTTTAATAATCCTCTTACTACGGATGATAATGCATTTACTTGTGTTTCGCTTTGACTAGGTAAACGTAATGTAGCGGGCTGTTGTGATACCCCATTTAAAAGATTTGGAATTGAATCTGATACTAGCATTAGTACCTCTCATTTCTTCTTCCAACACCTCTTCGTATAATGCGTGATGCTGAGTAAGAATCATTTAATACATTGTTATCTTCAGTTGCAGACTCTTGTTGTTCATAAGTTACAAGAGCTTCTGATTCATCAGCTTGAGTAAAACCAAATAAAGTATCTGAACCCATTACCCTAGCTTGAAAACGTCTTGCTGCTTTTACCGTAACGTAACGTCTTGCATATTGTGGTATTTGATCAAACGCTTGTATAAGCGTCATGTTTACATATAAAGTTGTCGTTGTATCAAACGTAAATGTTCTTTCTTTTCTGTCGTATAAGCGTGTACCTCTAAGCACTACATCTTTATCAATTGAACTGCCGACAGTATCTACAAAGACACAATTAGCAGGTACATTTATATTTCCATCTGTATCTGCTGTTAATGGATAATTAATTTCTGTGTTAAAATGTGTTCCTTTAGATTGAATATCTATATTTGTTTCATCTAAAATTGATTTAGCTAGTGCCACATCAACAAGACTAGGGTCATCCAGACTTGATACTGGGCTTTCACCAATAGCGTTTAACATTATATTAACCGCTTCTAATTCTGTAGTAGGATTTGTTGACATGAGAATATTCCATTATTAAAAAAAGGGGAAACCTCAAAAGAGAAGCTTCCCCTAAAGTTACACTAGGAGAGAGTAGTGTAAATTTTTATGCAGTTTGTATTTGAACAGCAGCTTCTGGACGCAAAGCTCCAAAACCCATTGCCATTTTACCAACCATTAATGTGCCTAATCTTCTTGGATCGTAGTCTGAAGCTACAGATACATCCATTAATTTTACACAACCAACGGCTGATTTATGTGTTACTAGTGCTACAGTGTTTGAAGCGTCAACTGCTTGACGACCTCCAGAACCACCTGCGTCTACGCCAGTTCCTGTTATGTTTGTAGTTGGAAGATGTGGAACTTTAACAATGTTTATTCCAGCAATTACTGGCATTGTACCTGAAGCGATAGAACCAGAACCACGGAAATCAGCGTTTGCTGCATTAGATGCATTAGCAAGTTGATAGTACTGGTCGGGTTTCATATAAGCGTATCGATCTTCACTCGGCACGTAAGCATCGTCTAGCTTTTCAGCTGCGTCAAACAGAGAACCAATTAAAGATGTTGCAGAAGTATCAGCATCTGCATCTGTAATTACACTACCTGCTTTGTAGCCTGTATCGCTAACATTTGCACTTGCTCCAGCAGCCTGAACCATTGATTGCATTACATATTTATCCACCTGAAAAGCTAACGCCCTCCCGATTTCTTGACTATAAATTTGTCTCGTTTCATAATGATTCTTGGCTTCATCGATCTCAGCAATAAAGTGATGAGCTATAATAACATCATTAATAGTTATAACTTTCTCATTGTGATTTAAAGCTGACCCCACGATTTCATTACCTGGAGTGTGTATTGAACTAGTAGAACGTCCAAGCACAGGAAAAGTTGCACTCTTCCCAGAGCCTATTGTTTTTTCTAGATATTTTCCTTTGGTCACAGTTGCTTGCTCAAAAGATGTTAATACCTCATTTGAAAATACTTTCAGAAAGAGAGCATCTGCATCACCTGCCGCATTAACCTGACCTATTCTACTAACGGTTGCATTTGCCATGTTAGATTATTCCTTTACTATTAAATTTAAA